GCGCATCCTGTTTGTAACAGACGTGGAAGACACTACTAGCCTTGTTACAAGCACAGCCAAGGGCGGTATAGCCTATGAACATCATACGGCATGGGATAAGCAAAGTAAGGCACTTAGCGCTATAGCAAGAGCCCAGTCAGAGCTTACACGTATGATGAAGACTTACGATGAGCTAACACGCTCGCCTCTTGCTACTGAGGAACAGCGTCTAAGAATTGATAACCTCAAAGCTCAGTTAGGTTCTAACGATGAGAGCGATACGGTCATTACTGGATTTACATTTGACAGGAGTGAGTACAATGGCAATACTGAACCTAGCCAAACTGATTAACCCAGTATTTGATGAAGTGCTCTACACTCTCAAGAGTCATGTTGTACTCAAGGGGGGCCGTGCCTCTACTAAGTCATCTGTAGTCTCTATTGATCTTGTAAATGACTTTATCAATGATCCTATGGGCAATGTGGTAGTCTTGCGCAAGGTCGGCAAGTACCTGAGGATGTCAGTATATGAGCAGATAAGATGGGCCATCTATGAGATGGGGCTAGCTAATCAGTTCAAATTTGGGAAATCTCCCTTACAGATAACTCATAAACAGACAGGTACGGCTTTTTATTTTTACGGTGTAGATGATCCGATGAAACTCAAGTCGCAGAAGATAGCCAAAGGCTATGTAATGTCTGTATGGTTTGAGGAGTTAGCAGAGTTTGCTGGCCGTGAGGACATTGATATAGTTGAAGATACTTTCATCCGTCAAGAGTTGCCCAATGGTAAACAAGTCAAGGTCTATTTCACTTACAACCCACCACGCAACCCCTATGATTGGATAAATGGATGGGTAGCTGAGAAAGCAAGCGATCCAACCTACTTGATACATCACAGCACCTATTTGGATGATAAGCTAGGCTTTTTGTCTAAGCAGATGATTGAGAAGATAGAGCGGTACAAAGAGACTGATCCAGACTACTATCGCTGGATGTACTTAGGCGAGGTTATCGGATTAGGTAATCATGTGTATAACATGAACTACTTTAAGCCACTACAGAGCTTGCCAGAGGACGATAAGCTTATCGGCATATCATTCGCCTTGGATACAGGGCACCAACAATCAGCCACGGCCTGCGGAGCTTATGGATTGACTGCCAAGGGTAATGTTATCTTGCTTGATACGTTCTACTATAGCCCAGCTGGCAAGACCATCAAAAAAGCACCTAGCGAGCTAACAGTGATGATCCATGACTTTATAGATGAAGTCATGAAGACTTACAGAGTACCAAAGCTCAAGATGACCATTGACAGCGCCGAGGGGGCTTTGCGTAACCAGTATTTCAAGGACTACGGAGAAAGATGGCGCCCCGTGGCCAAAAAGAAAAATCAGACCATGATTGATATGGTAATCAGCTTACTAGCAGAGGGACGCTTCTACTACCTCGACATACCAGCTAACAAAATTTTCGTCGAGGAACATAAGATGTACCGTTATGATGACAAGTCACTTAACACTGATGATCCCAAAGTCATCAAAGAAGATGACCACACGGTGGATGAGTTTAAGTATTTTGTCCTGGACAACGCTAGAGAGCTAGATCTGAAAGCCTAAGGAGCAAATAATGGGAATAGTACAGACTATCAAGAATTTTTTTACGAGGAGCAAATACGTGATGACGACGCAAAATCTAGCTAATATCACAGACCACCCAAAAATAGCAGTATCTGGAGCAGAGTATGACCGTATCAGGGAGAACCTGAAATACTTTGCGGGAAGATATCCACAGATTGAGTACAAGGACAGCAACGGCACAAAGCAAAAGCGGGATTATAATCATTTGCCAATAGGTCGCACTGCTGCTAAGAAGATTGCAAGCCTAGTTTTTAATGAACAAGCTGAAATCAAACTTGATGACAAGAATGCGGATAAATTTATCCAGGATCAGCTACAAAATGACCGTTTTATCAAGAATTTTGAGCGATACCTAGAGAGCTGTTTAGCTCTTGGAGGACTCGCTATGCGTCCATATGTTGATAATGGCAAGGTGCGGGTGTCGTTTGTTCAAGCTCCTGTATTCTTACCTCTACAATCAAACACTCAGGATGTATCTAGCGCTGCTATTGTGACCAAGACGACCAAATCAGAGGGGCAGAAACAAAAGTATTACACGCTCATTGAGTTCCATGAGTGGAAAGAGGGTGAGCAATACACGATTACGAACGAGCTCTACAAGTCTGATAATCAGGACACAGTAGGGGCTAGAGTGCCACTGTCTACGCTTTACGAGGATTTAGAGGAGACGGTTAATGTTAATGGCCTAAGCCGTCCGTTATTTACCTACCTAAAGACTCCAGGCATGAATAACAAGGATATCAACAGCCCGCTTGGTCTGTCTATCTTTGATAATGCTAAGACCACTATTGACTTTCTCAATGAAACTTATGATCAGTTTATGTGGGAAGTCAAAATGGGGCAGCGTCGTGTAGCTGTTCCTACTCAGATGATTAAGACTCAGTACAATCAAGATGGTGAAAAGGTTGTAGTTAAACGAGAGTTTGAAGCTGGGCAGAATGTCTATGAGCAGTTTGACAACGGAGACATGGACAAAGGTATAGGTATTACAGACCTAACTACATCTATCCGATCTGATGACTACATCAAAGCTATTAACGAGGGTCTTGCGTTGTTTGAGATGCAGATAGGCGTTTCTGCTGGTATGTTCTCATTTGACGGCAAGAGCATGAAGACTGCTACAGAGATTGTAAGTGAGAACTCTGATACATATCAAATGCGCAACAGCATTGTAAGCCTTGTAGAACAAACACTAAAAGAACTCATCATCTCAATGATTGAGCTTGCTATTGCTTACGATTTGTACAAAGGCAGTGTTCCAACGATGGACGAAATCAGCGTTAATTTAGATGATGGAGTCTTCACTGATCGTAACGCTGAATTAGACTACTGGATTAAGGTAGTGACTGCTGGATTTGGCACTCATGCGATGGCTATTGAAAAGGTGCTAAACGTAACGCCAGAAGAAGCTGGCAAGATTGAGAGGGAAGTCCATGGGAACACGCTAAAAGAAGCAAATAGCGAGCGTGACCAGATGGATATTGACATCTACGGAGAATAAGCATGAAGACTAGCGCTAACAGAAAAATGAAGCTGAATGACCAGCAGTTGACCCTAGACGCTAGTCAAGTATCCGAGCTTTATCACAAGTTAACCCTTGAACTCTTTGACCAAGTGGTAGATAGATTACTGGAGCGTGGGTCAGTAAGCCTTGCTGAAAATCCTTACATCTGGCAACTTGAGAAGATGAACCAGATGGGGCTACTCAATGAGGAAAATGTGAAGTTGATTGCTGAATACTCTGGCATTGCAGAGAAGCAATTAAGGCACGTTATCGAGAATGAGGGCTACAAGGTTTATAAGACCACTAGAGACCAATTAGCAGAAACTCTGGGAGCAGATGATCTCGATGACAACCTCGAGATACAGAACAACCTAGCCGGATATGCTAACCAAGCTCTGGGAGATGTAAACAATCTCATCAATTCAACGCTACCAGAGAGCGTGAGAAGCGTTTTTCAGTCGGTCATAGAGGAAAGTGTTAGTAAGGTTGTAACTGGCATCACAACGCCAGAGAGAGCTTTGAATGACACCATCATGAAGTGGTTCGAAAAGGGGTTTTATGGTTTCACTGATAGCCAAGGTAAGCGATGGAAAGCAGATAGCTACGCTAGAACTATTATAAGGTCAACGGTCAAGCGGGCTTTTCGTGAAATGCGTACTGCCCCAGCCAAAGAATTTGACATTGATACCTTTTACTTTTCTAAAAAGGCCACTGCTAGAGAGGCTTGTGCACCTTTACAACATCAGATAGTAACCTATGGCCCACAAAGAGAGGAAGACGGTATCACAATACTTTCTATGGCTGACCACGGATACGGTACACCCGCTGGGTGTCTAGGTATCAACTGCGGTCATGATATAACGCCTTTTGTCGTAGGTTTTAACGAACTGCCAGACTTAGGCCCAGATGTTAAGGATATAAGCCCTAGTGAGGCCATAGCTAACGCTAATGCACAGGCTAAACAAAGGGCATTAGAACGTTCTATAAGAGACAGTAAGGAAAAATTACACATTGCCAATAAGTTGGGCGATAAGGACCTTATAGATAAGTACAAGAGTAAGATACGCACTCAGCAAGGCGCTATGCGTGATTTTCTTAAAGATAAGCCGTTTCTTCATCGTGATTATGCGAGAGAAAAATACCACAAGGGTCCGTATACAGATGCTAAGAAAGAGGTTAAGGTTGGAAAAGAACTTGAAAAGCTGGAAAAACACAGAGCAGAACAAAAAGAAATGCGGGAACGTTTCGCGAACGCTGTAAAAGATGGTATAATTAAGGCAGAAATAAATGAACAAAAGCAAGCCGCCCACATCAAAGGTACTAATGAATGGTACCAAAGGCTTGAGGACGGCTTTAAAAAAGGTAAGGAGTTTGAACCAAGCTATCTGACAATCTCAATGGATGAAGCAGCTAAGCTCATTAAACGTTATGCAGGAACGGGAGAGTTTAGATACTCTGATAATGGCTCATACATCCCTAAAAAAGAGATTATCAAACACAATAAAAAGATTGGGGTCTATATTGACCAAAAAACAGGGGAAATGTTTGAAACTGATAGTTTTAGGATACATTATAGAACTACAGGGGCACATATCGTACCAACATTGAAAAGGAGGAA